AACCAGTGACTGGCTTGTTCTGCCGGCCGGCATTGGTGATTTGATGGTTACGGTTGTCCCATCCGCAGGTGACGCACGCATTGAGTTTACCCAGGCCCCCATTGAAGACATCGAGGCTGGCACGGTTATTACCGGAACCCCCTGGCCTGACGGCGATGTGACTGTTGCCACTCAGAAGCTAATGGCCAACGCAGTGTCTGCCATCCGTTGCGTTGCCAGTGGCCAAACCCAGTGGACGGTGACCGCCTAGGGGATTTCAGAATGGGTGCGGGTCCTTCCTGGAGGGGGCTGCACTGAGGGGGCGCAGACCGCGGTTTTTTCGCAGACCTGGGGCGCCCTTGGCCTTCCTTCCTTGGTTTTAAGCCTTGGTATTAAAGGGTTTCAGGCTAGGTCGGTTTCCTTCACTTCGTTTTCTTCAAACATTACAGATTTCAGAACGCTTTTTTGAATCACTTTCAGGTGCATCGATGGGTAAGCGAGTCAACAAACGGGAGCTCGCTGAAATCTTTGGCGTGTCTGAAAGAACCTTCACTGAGTATCAGAAAGACCCATCCTTCCCGATTGCCAAGGCCGGTGGCCGTGGCCAGGCGAATGAGTACGACACGCAAGACGTTCACGAGTGGCTGATGGAGCGGGCGGTTAACGGTGCCCGCCGTGAGTCTGCGCGTGAGCGGTTGGAACGCATCAAAGGGGACCGTGAAGAACTGGCCCTGGCGAAAGATCTTGAAGAACTGGTGCCGGCGGCACTGGTAGGGGCTCGATTGGAATCCGTGGCGTTGTCGATCCGCAGTGAACTGCTGACCGGCAACCCGAAACTCAAGACAGAGATCGACACGCTGTACGACATCGATCTCGATATCGAGCTACTGAATGAGCATTCTCGATCCGTCCTCCGACAACTGGCAGCGCTTGGCGGCGAATCTGGACGCGGTGATCGCCCAGGGCCTGGCCAAGTTCGAGCCGCCGGAGAAGATCAGCTCAGCTGATTGGGCAAACCGGCACCGGTATCTGGCGCAAGAAAGTAGCCCTATGCCTGGCAAATACTCCACGGATCTTACCCCGTGGGTGCCGGGCATGCTGGATGCCCTGGATGACACGGCGGTGAAGAAGGTGGTTTGCCGCAAGTCTGCCCAGGTGGCCTGGACGGACGGCGTGTGGAACAACTACTTGGGCCGGCGGATTCACAACGATCCGTGCCCGATTGTGCTGTTGTTCCCCAAAGACAAGACGATCCGGAAGTACCTGGATCAGAAATTCGTGCCGATGGTAGAGGCCACGCCGGTGCTGACGCCGCTGGTGGATGTGTCGACTTCACGCAGCTCCGGCAACCGGACGGACTTCAAGAAATTCTCCGGTGGCTTTCTGGCCCTGGTGGCCTCCAACGCTCCGGACAACGTGAAGTCTCTTTCCGCCCCGGTGGTCTGTGTTGAAGAGCCGGACGACTGTAACACCAACGTGAAGGGGCAGGGTGACTCGATCAACCTGCTGGAAGAGCGTGCCAAAACCTACGAATACCGGAAAGTCATCTTCGGTGGCACGCCCACGGTTAAGGGGCTTTCCCGGGTTGATGAGGCGTTCCAAGCCAGTGATCAGCGCATGTTTATGGTGCCTTGCCATCACTGCGGTGAGGAGCACGTGCTCAGCTGGGACAACGTGGACTGGAAACGGGATGCGCCGGTACCGGATGAGATCCTTGGCAAGTCTCAGCCAGAAACGGCGGTTTACGTATGCCCGCATTGTGGTGTGCTCTGGCGTGATGTCGACAAGAACCGCAACGTGCGCAAGGGCTACTGGAAAGCTCACAAGCCGTTTCGCGGTGTGGCCGGCTTCTACATCAACGAACTCTATAGCCCATTCCCCGGTTCAAAGCTGGCGCTCCTGGTTGAGAAATACCTGAAGGCTGAGCACCACCTGAACCAGGGTGACGACAGCTACATGATCGGCTTCGTCAACAACACCCTTGGGCTGTCTTACGAATACCGAACGGATGCACCGGACACCGACACCCTGCGGGATCGGGCAGAGGACTACCAGGAACTGACGGTACCGGCCGGTGGACTGGTGCTAACGGTTGGCGTGGATGTTCAGCACGACCGTCTGGCGATCATTGTCCGCGCCTGGGGCCGTGGTGAGGAAAGCTGGCTGGTGTTCTGGGGCGAGATCTACGCCGCTCAGAGCTGCACCGACAAGGCAGACCCGGTGTGGGATGAGCTGGATAAGTTCGTATTCGGCGCATACCGGCATGAGCTGGGGTTCAACCTGCAGGTATCTGCGGCCAGCTTTGACTCATCCGATGGCCAGACCAACGACGCCGTGTACCACTATGTTCGGAGCCGGCGCGGCCGGGGCGTGAAAGTGATGGCTATCAAGGGTGAAAGCAACAACCTGAACCGCGAAATCGTCACCCCGGCCAAGAAAATCGACACCAACAACAAGACCACCAAGGCTTCCCGTTACGGTCTGCCGGTGTTCATGGTGGGTACCGAGAAAGCCAAAGACCTGATTGATGCCCGCCTGAAACTGACCGGAAACGGCCCGGGCCGGATGCATTGGTACAGCGGCGTTCGAGACGATTACTACACCCAGATCACCGCCGAGATCAAAGCACCAGACCGCAAGCGCGGCGGCCGCAAGACCTGGCAGCCGAAGGCGGGTGTGCGCAACGAAGGCCTGGACTGTGAAGTGTACGCCCTCCATGCGGCCCGAACGCTCAAGGTGCACGTGCGCAAGCCAGACCAGTGGGATGCCCTGGAAGCCCAGCTGATGCAGGGCGATTTGCTGGCACCCGCTGCACCCGCGCCGGTGGCTCCGAACAAGCCGAAGGCCACTCAGGCCAAACCTCAGAAATCCAAGCCGGAAGGCAGAAGCCTGGCTGACATCGCCCGGAGAATGAAATGAGTGTTGATACCAAGCTGGCAGAAGCCCGCGCGGCTTACCATGACCTCCTGTTGGGGCAGGCCGTGGTGCGTATTCAGCGGGATGGTAAAACCGTGGAGTTCTCCCAAACCAACAAGCGAGATCTGGCCGCCTACATCGCCAGCCTGGAAAGCCAGACTGGTGGCGCTGGCCGTCGCCTCCGGCCGGGGAGGGTGAGCTGGTGAAAGCGCCTGATATCACCTTTATCGATACGGCGGGCCGCCCGATCCCGAAGGCGGAGAGCGGGTACAGTGGTGCCGGTGCTGGATTTGGTGGCCAGATGCGCCGCTGGAATCCACGCCCCCAGACCGCAGACGCGGCCCTGCTGCCGAGCCTGAGAACCGGCAACGCCCGTGCTGAAGACCTGGTGCGCAACCACGGCCTGGCCAGCAACGGCGTGCAGCTGCACGTGGATAACATCGTTGGGCACCTGTTCCGGCTGAGCTACAAGCCCCGGTGGAAAGCGCTCGGTATCAGCGAGGCAGATGCCCGCGCCTTTGCCACCGATGTGGAAGCCGCGTTCACGGAGTACGCCGAAGACCCCATAAATTGCTGGGTGGATGCAGAGCGCAAACGCACCCTGACGATGATGATCCGGGAAGTGGTGGCCACCCACAGCACCGTGGGTGAGGCCACCGGTACCGCCGAGTGGATTGAACGCCGCCCGGGTGCGCTGTTCAACACCGCCATCAAACTGGTGAACACCCACCGGATCTGCAATCCGAACAACAAACCGGACAGCCAGAACCTGCGGGGAGGGGTGGAAGTAGACCGGTTCGGGGCCGCCCGCCGCTACTGGGTGCGCGGTACCGCCACCAATGGCTATGGCCTGAGTAATGGGCTGGGCGACACCTGGACTCCGGTTAACCGTGAAACCAGCTGGGGCCGGCAGCAGTTCCTGCACGTGTTCGAGCCGCGCGGCGATGGCCAGACCCGTGGCGCCAACCAGTTCCTGAGCGTGATGGAACAGTTGCCGCAGTTGGGCAAACTCCAGCAGACCAAGCTGCAGAACGCCATCGTGAACGCCATGTATGCGGCGGTGATTGAGAGTGAGCTGGGCAGTGAAGCCGCGATGGAGATCATCGGCGGCGACATGAGTACCGACAAGCTCACCGATTACATGGCCACGCTGGCGGACTACCACGAAGGCGCGGACATCCGCCTGAACGGTGTGAAGATCCCGCACCTGATGCCGGGTGAACAGCTAAAGTTCACCACCAGCAGCAACGCAGATAACGGCTTCAGCGAACTGGAATCCTCCATCATCCGCTGGATTGCCGCCGGCCTGAACGTGCCTTATGAGGCCCTGGCCAAAGACTACAGCCGCACCACCTACAGCAGCGCCCGGGCCAGCATGATGGAAGGCTGGCGCTACTACATGGGCCGCCGCAAGATCATCGCCAGCCGTTGGGCCAGCATGGTTTTCGCCCTTTGGCTGGAAGAAGCGCTGGACAGCGGCATCATCCGCTTGCCGAGAACCGCAACCCGCAGCTTCTGGGAAGCCAAGGCTTCCTGGTGCAATGCCGAGTGGATTGGCTCCGGCCGAATGGCGATCGACGGCCTGAAGGAAGTAAAAGAATCCATCCTGCTGATCGAATCCGGCCTTTCCACCTACGAGAAAGAGCTGGCGAAGATGGGCGAAGACTACCAGGAAGTGTTTGCCCAACAGGTTCGCGAAATGGAAGAGCGCCGAGCGGCTGGATTGCCGCCGCCCAGCTGGGTGAAGGCTTTATCGCTGGCCCCGGAACAGGAAGAGTCGGAGGTAGCAGCGGCCGCCGCAGTTTAAGTTTCAGCAGGGTAGAGCAGAGGCAGCTCGTTGGGCTCATAACCCGAAGGTCGCTGGTTCGAATCCAGCCCCTGCTACCAAATCCGAACCCCGCCCCGGCGGGGTTTTTTTATGCCCGGAGAAAACCTATGCACAACCACAACATTGCAGCCCGTGTATTGAATCAGGCGCTGTTGCTGGAGCCTGGCTATGCCCGGGTATTCCTTGGGGCCTTGGCGCCGCGCCTGGGTGTAGCCTCGTTACGGGATGAGTTCGGCCTGATTGAATCGCAGGACAAGCTGCGCATGCGGGCCGATGCCTTCGAGACAGACCGCCCTCGCAACCGGCCCTATGAAGTGATCAACGGCATTGCCGTGGTACCGGTGTCCGGAACGCTGGTGCACAAGTTCGGGCACCTGCGGCCGTACTCCGGCATGACCGGTTATGACGGCATCATTGCCCGCATACAGGAAGCCCTTGCGGACACCACCGTGAAGGGCATTTTGATGGACCTGGATACCCCGGGCGGTGAAGTGGCTGGCTGCTTTGACACCGCCAAACGCATCGCCGAGCTGCGGGGCGTGAAGCCCATCGGCTCCATCTCCTACGACATGGCCTGCAGTGCCGGCATGGCCATCCATAGCGCTGCCGATTACCGCTATACCACAACCACCGCCCGCACCGGTTCCGTGGGCGTGGTGATGATGCACGCCAGCTTTGAAGAGCAGCTGAAAGCCAATGGGATCGACGTAACCCTGATCCACTCCGGCGCCTTCAAAGTGGACGGCAACCCCTACGAAAACCTGCCGGAGCGAGTGCTTCGGGATTTCCAGGCGGAGTCTGACC